ATGGAGAATTTTGGGTTTTCAAACCCTGGTCTTAAACAATAGTCAAACACACGCCCTGCTGCGTTATTATCTTCATCACCAAAAACAACTTCCGCTTCTCCTTTCTTAGCAGGGAAATACTTGTAAAACTCTCTTAAATCTATAATAACTTCTTCCTTTGTGTCTTCAAAGTTATAATATTTTTTAAGCTTCAGAAACTCGTCGTCATTCCAAAGTTCATTAACGAATTCTTCAGCTGTAAGTTCATCTGCGTGAACAGTAAGAATGAAAGATGTTGATGAGCTGTTCGTCACAAAGTCAGTTTTTAGTCGCATCTCGTCTCCTTATCTTGGAACGTCTGCGCAAATTTCTCCAATTTGTGGATTTCTAATACCAATCTTTCGCAAAGATCTTCGAATCTCTGCTTTGAATTCTCCTAAAGTTTGATGTTCTTCCATTGCAAATGGAGACTTTCCAACAAAGAAAGCTCCTATTTCAAAGTCACTTGCGTAGGTTAAATCTGTTTCCTCTTCTAAAAAAGTCATGAAAACTTCAGCGAATATTTGTATGTCACTAAGAAGTTCTTCTGGTGTTTTATACTCAAGAAACACTTCTGGAAAAACATGAGTTGAAGAATATTTATCCCAGATGCGATTCAGTAACTTTTTCTTTCTCTTGATTTCAGAGATATTTAAGTCAATTCCCCACGCAACAAAGCTAGTACTACTCGAGTTAGTTACAAAATCACACCTTATTTTCATTATGCACTCCCAGTTTCTTTTCTCTTTTCTCGGAAAATCCGTCTTTCTATTTGTATTGCCATCGCTTTCTTGGGAATAACCCCAGCAAGCGTAACTCTTTTTTGAACTCTTCCTCCTCCCGTCCAAATCTCATGACATCTTTCGAGTCGTCCTCTAATAACATCTTCTGCTTGTTCAGGGTCAACTGGATCAAGAACCGAACGTCGAGCAAAACCAAAATAACCGACTCCATTGTTGGTGTACATTTCAGCAAAAGTTATGTCACCTTCGTCTTCAGGGAGAGGAATACTCCAAATCTTAACTTCAGTTATCTCGCTATCCCGCCTAAGAATTTTTCCATTATTCCTTTTCGCCTCCTTTTTTGAAGGAGGAATGCAAGGAAAAACATAATCCATAACCCTTACACATACGTCTTGGTGTTGGTCAGAAACAAGTTTGCCCTTCTCCCTCTTATCTTTTTTCTTCCTTCGTCTTGATGACATTGAACTTCTCCTTTTGTTAAAGTTTTACACCTCACGTGTTAAACCAATTTGTTAAGATTTTGGGTCTCGACTTTATGTTAAACTTGTCTTTCGCTAACTTAAGCACTTCTCTCAACTCTTTCATTGAGAATTTCTCTTCTCTGTACTCGATAAGTTCGTCATTTGCTATAGAAATTCTCATTCCAACAAGTATAGTATCTTCATCTGGTGCGCCATGTTCCTCGCCAATCTGAAAACTTATTCCGTTATAACCAAAATGTCTTAGGTCATTGAATAAGTCTTCAGCATCTTCATCACTTAGTGTTTTAGGATCTTTTCCAAAAACTTTCGAAACTAATTCCTTTTGTCTTGAATAGACGTTAGGAAACTCTACCGCCCATCCAATCATAACAAAGCTCGTGGAAGAGCTATTTGTTATAAAACAGCTTCTTAGTTTCATCAGAAATCCCCATTTCTCTGAAAAGTCTACCCATTTCTTCATGGTCACGTTGACGACCAGTTTTGGTCTTAAAGTCTCCTAAGTCCAAAAAGAAGGACTTTTCACGAAGAGCATATCCTTCTTTTTCTGTATCTACAAATTGCGAAATTCTAAGTCCTCTGTGACTCCAGTCAGTATTGTTACATGTATCTACTCGGACATGAAACCAATCCCGATAAATGTAAGTCGTATAATTGGTTGTCCAAGGAATGATTATATTTCCACCGAACGTTTTGTTTCGCTTTAAGAACTGATTCATCCTCCTTTTTGACGGGTGCGTTTCTCTCCAATCTTCTTTCCATTCAGCAAAGAAAATCTTTAACATATCTCTAGCAACTTCTATTGGAGTCGTATATCTGATTATGAATGAAGTGTTAGAGCTATTAGTTACAAAATCAGTTCTTAGTCGCACTTGACATCTCCTATACTCATTCCTAGTTCGAGGTCCTTCTCTTTCAGTTTTTCTACAACTTCAGTCAAGCTTTTCCTGCCAAACTTCTGAGTTGCTAAGAGCTCTGGCATAGTTTTTCTTACAAGTTCTCCAACTGTCTCAATCCCTGCATGACGAAGACAATTAGAAGTTCTTACAGAAAAATCAAATTCATTAACATGTACATTAAGTATTGGCAAACTCTCTTTTGAAAACTCTTTCTCAAGGAACTTAAACAACGTTTCCCAAAGACTAGAGAAGTTAACTTGTTTACCTCGAGTAAGTCGTTCACCTGTACCGGCTTTCTCTCTAAAAACGCATACCCAGACTTTTTCACCTGATGATCCACTAATTTCTATATGTTGGTCTCCATGAGTAGCGAAAAAACAGTCAGCTTTCATTCTTACTCTCTTTTCTACTTTTGGAAAGTCCATAACATCCTCCTATAATCCATAAGGACAAGTCGTTGGATTTTTAGACAATTTCTCTCTAACTTTTTGGAAAGGTTCTCCTGATTCCCAACAAGTTTTGATGTTACTTTTATCAAGAGGTAACCCATGAATATTCGAGTCAGCAAAAGAGCAAGGAACTAGCTTCATGTTGGGCGTGATATACACAGACATTCGACCACTTTCGCAAGAATCTAAGTACAATTTCTCTTCTTCTGTTAACCTACTCACTTTATTAACTCTATTCACTAAACAACTATCCATCCCCACTTTAAACTTACATAGTCCTTTTCGAGCGAGTTTAATAAAGTGACTTACCATACGATCCTCAACTTGCCAGTGACCTAAGTTCTTAGCTCTACCTTGAGGTTTGAATAGCAAGAATATCACAGCGTTTAGTCGATCAACGTCAACCATTCCTCTCCATACATCTTCACCTTTCAATATTTGTAAAACTCGAATAAAAGAAGAAGAAGAAAAAAGAAAATGGATATTTGTTTTAATTCCTGCATCCATAAGAGCTTCTAGAGCCATGTAAGTGTAAGTTTGTCTGTAATCAGAAACAGCTACTGCGCCACATTGTTTAGAGATTTCAACTTCATCTTTGGTAAGAAGTCTTCCAGATGTAGTGTAGTTGGGGACAACTATATTCTTAACTGAATATTCCACTATCTCTTTGAAGTTCTTGTGTTTATTTGGATCTCCTCGACCGCCTAAAGCTATCTGGTTTACAAAAGGTTTACCTTCGTTAATGATACGCTTGTAATCCCCTAACTCCATGTTTGTCTCGTTCTTATCACCCTGGTAACAAAAATAACATTCGTTGTGACAATGGCCCATTATACCACAGTCAATCATACATGGAAAGTCAAGTCGAAAAGGATCTGGGTGACCATTTATTCCTTGTATAACTTCGAATCCAGTTTCCGTATCAAAAATTGTAGAATAAGTCTCGGTTCTGAACAACTTGATCACAACCAACCTCCTTTAAAGAAACCGTTCTTTTCCAAATGGTTCTACTTCAACTAATTTTTTGCTACGTAGAAATTCTAGTAACTCCCTGCTAAGTATATCTCTTCTCTGTGCGTGAAATGATATCAATGCTTGTTGGACAACTAGCAACTTCCCGATAGTAAATCCTTCCCAATTAAACTCGTTTCGTCCGCGCTGTACTCTTTTAATTTGCATCATCGCCTCCAGTTAAAAAAATAAACAAACCATTTTCCTATTCAAGTATTAATATATATAGTTTTTTCTTCCTTTAAATAATCTAACTTTAACATAACCATAGAACAAAATAAAAACCTAAAGGAGTTAAATAATGGATGTTCAGAAGAAGTTACAGGAGATTTACGCCAGAGAACAAAGAGGAAAAGGACAGCCAGTGGCTGGAACAGGCGGAACTGATTACTGTACATGTCCTAATAAGAACTGCGAATTATATAAGAAACTTATTGCTCACAAAAGAGGAGTTCCATGTAATGTGATGAAATGTAAATCTTGTGGGCAACCATTAACTGGCGTAGGAACAATAGGAACAAAACTAAAGGTGGGTGAAAGTTCCTTTCTAGACAGTTACTTAGAGAAACTATGATCATCGACCATTACCTAGAGCAAATACAAGCAGATGAGCAAACTTCTGCTGCTTCAGGAATCACTGGCTTTGAAACGCCCCATAAACGAAAAGTTCTTAGAACTTATTATCCTAGACTTTTAACACAAAAGAAAGATGAAGAAGACGAAGAAGATGAATCTCTACCACATAAAGTTATGGGGTATCAACCATCGCCAGCTCCTATACATTTTGAGGCTAAATCGTCTGAAAATAAACGGTTAATGGTAGACTTCGATAGAACGATTCATAAGTACTCGAAAGGTTACCATGATGGAACTATCTATGACGAGCCAATTCCAGGAGCTAAAGAAGCTCTTGACATACTTCACAATAGAGGTTACGAAATTGTAATTTTTACTGCTAGAGGTTCTAGTGAAAACGAAGATCGAACATCTCAGGTAAAAAATGTAGAAAAATGGTTGAAAAAGTACGGGATTTATTACGATAGAATAACATCTGAAAAACTTCCAGCTTTTGCCTATATAGATGACCTAGCAATCAGGTTCAAAGGAAATTGGAGAGATACTCTCAGAGATATAGTTGGGACAGAGATAACGATCAAAACTAAAAGGTACATAAGTGCTGATGATTACGCTTTTTACTAGGGAGGTACAATAAAATGAAGTACTCTTTTGCGGAGTTAGGCCAAAACATACTTACGCGAAAATTTGGTGGGACAACTGTAGGAGTAGCTGATCCTTATGTTACCGGTTATCACTTTGTTTGGTTTGATAGGCTTCCTCCTAAACTAGCTGACTACGTAAAGAATGGAAACTCTGGAATTTCTGACAACGGTCAAATCAAGAACGTCCTAGCAGCTTCCTGTCTTTCCGTTACTCCTCCTGGCGGAACCCTAGCAAAAATTGAATATACTGGACTTGGTGGCATAAAATGGTCCGTTCCTGGGAATATCGATTATGGAAACACTGTTACTGTGAAATTCTTAGAATTCAATAAAACTCCAATTCTCGACATTATGCACGGTTGGGTAAAACTAATTAGGGATTACAGAACAGGAATAACTGATCTAAAAGACGATGAACAAGGAGAAGGATACACAAAGAAAGAATATGCTGCTTTGATGTACTACTGGACTACCGCGCCTGATGCTCAAACAGTAGAATATTACGCAGCCTATGATGGAATGTTCCCTGCGAAAGATCCACAAGATCTTTTCACTAGCGACGTTGAAACAGTAGGAAGACTTGATGTTGAGATCGAGTTTAACGTAGACTATGCTTGGCATGAACCTTGGGTAAAAACGAAATGCGCATCTTTCGTAGAGACATTTATGAGTGCTAAAACAGTTGTTCAAGGTTATGGCGAAAGACAAAGTCCATAAGTAACTTCTAGTTATTAAGGAGGACGTTAACATGTTCCAGGTAAATGAAGTTAACACTTCTGAGTCAATTCTTTTTCTAGGATGCGCCAGAGTTACTCTTTCAGAGATGATTAAGGCGTCTTTGGTTAAAGAGAAGAAAGAACTTTCGAGTTTCGTTTTAAATGAGGCTTCAGACTACCAAATTATGAGTTTACTAGTAGAAGGGGAACTTCCAGACAAGAAAAGCGATATCTTCGAAGAGGAGCGCTTGTTTGACGATCTTAAAGATCTTATCACAAACAACTATCTCGAGCTTTCAGAGTTAGTTAACGGAGATGTACTCAACACTTTCGTGCATGAAGTTGGTTCTATCGCTCCAAAAGGTATGAGTTCCGCTCTTCCTCTTCTAGAATTCGCGATCGAAAGAGGCCCAGTATCAGAGGAGTATTTTTGGAAAAGAGTTCAGGAGCAATTTCCAGGCGAGGAGTTGGGTTCATTAAAAGGTGGTGTAACTCCAGAAAAGATAAAAGCCGCTATAGCTACTACGAAAGCTGCTTATGCTGCTGCACAGAACAAACTAGGTCTCGCTAAAGATGGCCTCAAAACGCTTTTGGCGAAGAAAACAGCTGGAGTTACTGGAGCGCAAGCTAAGGCTTTAACAATGCAAATATCTCACCAGAAAGAGAAAATTGCCACTCTCACAGCTAAAACTAACACCATCGGCGCAACATTGAGAACTCTAGGTGGACAACTTAAAGCTGCTCTCGCCAAAGGGGCTACTGCTGGAGTTGCTGGCGCTAAAGCTGCTGCTGCGAAAGGGGCTGTTGCTGCTAAAGCTGCTGCTGCGAAAGGGGCTGTTGTTGCTAAAGGTGCTGCTGCTAAAGGTGCTGCTGCTGTTACGCCCGCGCTACAAGCAATCGGAACGAAAACTGGTGCTGCTGGCATCGCCGCTAAGTTTGGGGTTGGATCTGCAGGCGCTGGTGTTGGCGTTCTAGGCGCCGCTGCTCTAGCTGCACTTCTAGCTTATGCTGCGGTAAAAACTTATAGGAGATACTTTAGTCAAGCAGGAAAAGCTTGTAGAGGGACATCTGGTGCAGAGAAAACAGCTTGCTTGAAGAAATATCGAATAGGCGCTTTGAAAGCTCAGTTGGCAGACCTCAAGAGAGGTTCAGCTGCTTGCGCAAAATCTAAAGACCCAGCTGGTTGTAAGAAGATGATGGCAGTTAAAATGGCCAAAGTCCAGAAGAAGATGGCGAAAGCAGCTTAAGAAGACCAAATATGTCTCCTAAGATAGAAACTGAGAGTAGTTTTGAAACAGCTGTTGTAGTCGGTGCATTAGTTGCAATGTGGACATTCAGAGCGATTAGTTTGTATAGAATGTACTTTAACGAAGCAACTAGAGCTTGTAAAAAGTATAAAGGTCAAGCAAAAGAATGTTGCATAGCGAAGTTTAAAGTAAGAGCTTTACAAATCCAAATAAACGAACTTAAGAAAGGATTACCTGAATGTCGAAAATCTAAAAATCCAGAAAAATGCAAAAAACTATTGACCTCTAAAATAACTAACATCCAAAAGAAGCTGAAAGAAGCTGAAAGAGATGTACTTTATGATTGTTTCTACGACGGCAGATTTCATGGTCATGACGTTCTAAGGAAATAAAATCCTATTAGAGCTCAGAAAGAAAGGAGATCAAAGAAATGCCATTCACCGGGTTCAATTTGAAATATCCTGAGTACGAAGTGATTACGCCACAAACTCATTTATCTTTCCAGGTTAGGTCACTAAACGTACAAGAAGAAGAACGATTTAAAGGAAGCTTAGTTACTCCAGCAAAAGTTACTGACCACTTGAATAAGTGTTTATACGAAACAATTGTAAAGAAACCCGATTCAATTAAAGACTTTGATACTTTTTTAAAGAACGTTACTTTGAAAGACAGAGACGCTCTTCTTTATGGTCTTTTCCATATAACCTACGAAGAAATTAGAAATTATGACGTTCGTTGCGGTGCGTGTGGAAGAGATTATTCAGTTACAGTTGCTGCGTCGAGCACATTTAATTACAATTCTTATCCAGGAAAAGATGTACTAAAGAAAACAGAAAAACTTCCTCTTAAAGTTTCGAAAGGTGTTACAGTCTATATCAAGCAACCAGCACTTATAGACGAAACTGAATCTTTAAGAGACTTAGCTATTATTCCTGGATCTAATATCGATGTAATAACAGAAACTCTAATCATTGACAGATTCGAACAAGACCTACCGGAACAGACAGAACCCTATGTAGTGAAGGATAGAAGTGATGTTATCGACGCTTACTTAAGTCTTCCTGCGAAGGACAAGAGAGATATACATCAAGAGTATTACGAAAAATTTGGAAAATATGGAATTGATCTAAAAATGAAATGTGCTTGTACAAACTGCGGTAACGAAGAGGTAATAGACATTGACATTGTAACAAACTTTTTTCGCATGGTGTTTACAGCATGATAGAATTGAAGAATTTCGAAAAACTCTCAGCGAAAACATTTTCTCTTGTATGGAGTTAATGTCAACGTTACATCTTGATGTCATGTTTATGCCAGTTAAAAGGTTCTATGACCTTTTGAAATGGAAAACCACACTCGAAGAAGAACGAAGAAAAATTATAGAAGAGGGTCCTCCACGGAAATAGGAGGAAAATAATTGGCAAACCTTCTAGATAGATTCAAAAGAGCTGGGGTTGGTTCAGCTGGCAGGATAGCTGATTTTCTTCCAAAAGTAGCACCTTATGGAGACTTTACAAGAACCACTGACCTCAATACAATCCTGGCCTCTTGGAACAATATTCTGCTTACTCCAACTAGAACTTATACTCACGATCCTGAATATGGAACTAACTTGATAAGGTATATTTTTGAACCAGCAACAACAGAAACTTTAAACAAAATTAAGAGAGAAGTTGAGTACAAACTTACCACTTATGACGACAGAGCAACAATTACTAATATAGAAGTTTTCTTCTTGCAAAACAAGAAAGGGTTTGTAATTAATATCTATGTAGATTATGAAGGAGAACGCGCTGAACTTAGTGCTTCGATTGATGAAGAGACTTACTTTAACTTCTTAAGAGCCTCACAGTAAGGAGAATAAATTATGGATTTTTACTACTGCGTTTTAAAGGCATATAAAGGTCTTTTCAAGAAGAAGCACATTGGAAACTCTCATTTCTTCGCTTCTCCAATAAGTAAAGGTGAGTTTCTAGTTCTGGGTTTAATTGGCGAATTTGTTAAACTTGAGAACTTACTTGCTTGTGTTTTAATTGCAAGAGGACCACTAGAGCATCTAGAAGAAGCTGTTGACTCACAAAAAGAATTCTTTAAAGGAAGGTTTGAAGTTGTAGAAAAATTGCCGTGCGTAGCTAAAGATCTTGGTCAAGGGAAGTACAAAGTAAGCTTCCCAAGAAAAGGGAAGTTTATTAAGTCTGATTTAGCTATAGCTTTCGAACCTGAGTATAGTGATTCGCAAACTCGTATGTACTCTGTTGCTGGCGAAATTGAAATTTTTGTAGGAGAAAAAGTCACTCCCCAAACAGCAAAAATGCTAGCTCTAAAGAAAATGGCCTTCATAGGCCCACGAGCTATGTTTACATTAGGGAGATAGTCTTTTGCAAAAGTACGAGAGACTATACGCCTATATCCACGATTACCAAAGATTAGTTTACGATTTTTATAGTAAACACGCTATTGCATTTCTTACAACGTACTACAACATTTGCCCAGAAGAAACAGTTTGGGATGACGAAAACTTACTTGGTGGTTCTTATGAGCCAATCGGAGAACTGTCAGGAATTAAATGGAATAAATACCTTCTTCTCCCTGTGTACTTTATAGAAGACATCTCAACTGTATTTAGTGGCGAAGAAACAGGATACATAAAGGAAGGCGAAACGAATATTGTTATTCCGAGTACTTACGGGATTACTCCTTTGCCTAGAGATATTGTAAAACTAGAACAAGAATATCTAAGACCAAGCAATGATGTGTACCCTATTTTCTCAGTTACAGGCGTTGAGAAGTCGGCAAACACAGATAGAACTTTTTGGAAGATGAAGTTGATGGTAGAACAAAGCAGAACCACCACCGAAGTAGAGCAACAACTTAACAATACATACGTTTTTTATGATTACGACAAGAAAGTTCATTCTGTAGATGGAGCTACTTTCTTAACAAACATGTTGTTAAAAAACGAAGAGTTGAGATCGTACTTAAAAGACCTTTTTGATTATAACGCTGGTTATTACTTTACGTAGGTAAATTAAAAATGCCAACTGACAACACTCTCTCAAACCAAATCTATTTATCAAGAGACCAGATCCGCAGTCAAATCTCTGACTACATTAAAAGTTACTTAGAGTTAGAGAATGTAGATCTTACGAAATCATCTTTCTTATCGTACTTAATTGATATCGTTTCCACTCTTACTGGAAACTTAATGTTTTACCAGACTTCAGTTTATAGAGAGTTTTTCTTAACCACTGCACAACTACCTGAGACTATTTTTAACCTTTCCGCATTTCTTGGGTATAACACTCAAGAAGCACAATATGCTACTGCTAATATTTTGGTTACAATTCCTCTCGGGTTTCCAGACGCAGATACGTCGTTTACAATCCCAGAAGGTCACAAATTCTACGCTGGAAGTATTGAATTTGTGACTTACTATTCAACTTCTATCAGAATTGTTAATAACGCCTCAGTTATGATAACTGTAACAGAGGGAAATAAAATATACAATCTTCCGGTGAGCGTAGATACCACAGCAAATAATCAGTTTTCTTTCGTTTTGCCAGCTAGACAATATAAGGAAACGATTCAAGAATTTCAAATCGACGCTGACTTACAACTTTACCAATTTACTACGATAGATGTTCCACTTGATGGAAAAGTAGCTACTATGATAGTAGAAGTTAGGGACCCAGGTGGGTCATCTTGGAGACTATATACAGAGTACGAGAGTTTGTATTTGATGACATCTTCTACCTACGGATACGTTTCCAGAAGAACTGATGACGGGAGGAAACTATATTTTGGTAATGGTTTGATTGGAGTACAACCACTTCCAGGATCTACCGTTAGAGTAACAGTAAATGAAACTGAAGGAGCAGACGGTAATGTCATAGCTGGCGCAATAACAAGTGGAGAAAGAATCTACAACGTTACAGACGCAGGAGTAACTGAACTAGTAAACTATACGGTTATTAACTCATCTCCTGCAACAAACGGCGAAGATGAAGAGTCCATAGAAGACATACGAAATAACGCTATCACTAGCTTAACTGCTTTAGGAAGACTAGTAAGCGAAGGCGACTACCAGAATGCTGATGTTGTTATTGAAGGCTCACCAATTGCCCCCAACTCTATCCCTGTTCTGAAGAGATCAGACGTTAAATGTAATGAGATTGAGTTATTTACAATCTTACAATATAATGGTAGCATAGTGCCAACAAGAAATGCAAAACACCAAGTTCCCATAACAAACACTTACTTAGCAAGAGGAACTGAAATTACAATTGGTGGGGAGCAATTCCAAACGCTTTTTGACCTAACTCTTGATACAATTAATCTTTCCGCTTCTTATCACTACATTATGTACGAAATTCAACAAACTGTAGCTCTTGTTAGAAGTTATGGATCTACTTATAACTTATCAGCTAGCGAGTTAGTAGTAAGAAAATCAGGATCTAATGCAATTTTCGAGTTATCTTATACAACTACAGAATCAGATTATGCTGGTTGTACTTGTGAATTAATGATTCTAGAAACAAGCGAAACATTTAGTATGACAAATGACGCTGCGAATAAGAAATTCACTTATACTTTCGCCGATTATACCGATATCGTAGAAGGAGAACTAACTTATTATTTCACAATTAGTAGCCCAACAGAAACTATAGGAAGATGGTCTGCGTCCTTTGTTTTCCGACAAAACTTAGATCAATTCATGCTTTCTAATATACTCACAGACTCTACAAGCATAACAGTTTATGACATTCCGGTAATCCAGAAAAGTTACTATACTTCAATTAACCAAAGAACTTTCGAACTCCAAGTATTACAGACAATGCTATCTTCGATGGATTTTGTTGGGTACCGAATGCTAACAGACTTTACCAACGTTAAGTTTGCTAATACTATTGGTACGATGACTAACATGCAACATAACACCGTCACAAAAGCTGACGTAATAGATATAGCTCCTCTAACGGTACCTACATCACCATCACTGGGAGATAGATACATTGTTGGAGGACATGAAGGCGGGGCTTGGACAGGGTACGAAGACTACTACGCACAATGTACTGATGCTACAAGTATAACTTGGGCATTTGTAGCTCCTGTTACTGACGATATAGTTTACGTAGCAAATAAAGGAAAGAAATACGTTTATACAGATAGTGGTTGGGTTGTTCCAGACTACGAAATCCCGCTACAAATATCTATTGATGTTTTCAGATCAGATGCTTTCGCTGGATCCGACGTAGAACTTGCAAATTCAATCCGAACAGCGATCGTTAATGCTTTCTCAAACAGGTTTGGTTGTAACATTAACCTCTTTCGATCAGAGATTATAGATGTTATACAAAGTGTCACTGGTGTAGAGCATTGTCGTCTAATAACTCCTGAATCAAACATCTTCTTCGAATTTAATCTAAATGACTTTGACCAATTAGACTTACTAGAATATGGCCCAGAGTACATTTACTTTTCAACAAACGATATAGCTATAAGAGTTTTCTAAATGGATACACTTACTAAGAAAGCAGATATCAATCTTCCAAAGTTAAGGAGATTCATACATAGAGTTACTGCAAAAGAAATGTCAGCGCTTTCGGAACCTTGTTACTATCCAAAACTTAAGAAATACTACATCGAAATGCTTCACTTATGCAAGTTAAGTGAAAAGGACATCTCAGACTTTGTTAAACGGTTCTATGCTGGAACTCCAGCTTCTGGGTGGTTGCTTAATACTGACCCAACTACAAACTTCTTAATCTTCATTATGCATATTTTTCTCCAAAAAAGAGACATTATTGCGTATTCTTCTACAATGACATACTTTACTATTAGGAACTATAATAACGTAATACGTAGGTTAATAAGGTATTGTAACCCTGATGTTTTTAGAACGGCTCTTGATTCTTTAGCAAAAACCCATTTGTTTGTCAGAGAAAGAACAATTGCTAACGCAATGTATTTTATATCTAAAGAGATGCAAAGAAGGAATTCAGAATTTATAAAAACTGCAGACGTAAAAGGAGTCGTTGCTTTTACTCAAGAATGTAGAACAAGAGTAGCTCAAAGCGTTCGATCCTTTGCGGAAACATACTATCGAATAAGCCAAGCAGGAACGGCTATTAGAACTCCTTATGAAGTAGGAGAAGAAGATACTTACCAACTTCAAACTCTAGAAAAAAGGTCAAGAGCTATTGACCAAGTAGTAAAAAAGATAACAGTCTACAGAGAAATAGATAAAGAGGCTCTTGAATTTGCAAGGAAACTAACTAAAATAAGAGCTTCTTTAGCAACACTTATAGTTAGCAATTTATCTAACACAAAATACTCTGACGACGTAAGAATGGTATTAGAACTTTTTGTAAAAGACTTAACGTCAGTAAAAGCACTTTGTGGAAAAGAATATACTACTTTTGTCAGGAAGTTAATGGGAATTAAAAGAACTACACAAAAAATCTATTTCAAACAAGAAGTCCAAGTCTTACTTCTTAAAATTCTAAAGGATATTAAATATAAAGAGAAGTATGAGGAACTCACAAGACAAAGTCAATTTCTTATAAGCTCTTTTCTAGCTTACTATATCACATCTGTTCTAAGAAGGTTAGTCTGTTAAGTAGGAATAAAGCCTGCTGCGTCTTCAGAAGACTTCGCAACCAAAGAATTTTCCATATTCTTATCCCCCGCCGACACTCTACTTTGAGCCTCTGTTTCGAACCCACTAGATGCTTGACTTCTTCTTGCTGTAAATGGATTTGGAATTAAAGCTATCTTTTCAGTCCTGCGATCTCTTACTGAGAACGGATTCCGGATGAGAGATATCTCACTCTTAGAAGCTTCATTAGGTGCTTTATAGATATCTTCAATAGGTTTATAATCTTCTAGAGCTTTTAAGTACGAGTTAAGAGTAGGTCGATTTGCAAGTTTTCTATTTCCTTCTTCAGCAAGTATACTATTGTATAAACTTCCAAAGTCTATCCTAACGTCAACTATTCCCATTGTTTGCTTATGAGAAATCTGTTGTTGGTCTCCACCTTTAACAACGGTAATATTGCTAATAAACGCTGGATTTAAGTTATAGATTCCTGGACACCGAATTTTATGCAAGAAAGGCCAGTTATAAGTGTCGCCATCTGACGAAATTGGAAGACCAAGGAGAAGTAAAGCAGCAAGCGGTCCAATAATATATTTTTTCGTGGCGGTATAATTTCCAGGCCTTGGGTTGTAAAGTCTTACAGTCATTGTATATGAAGGTGTAAATCCACTATTCTTCCAAACCTGAGGAAAGTCAACTCTAGCTCCTGCCATTAACCTACCAGCAAGTCCTCCTACTTTATTAGCAATCGCTGCTTGAGTAGGTCCTGTTCTTGCAAAAGCTTCTCCGAGTTGCTCTATTTGCCTTCCCGCTTCTTGCATTCCTCCGCCTATCATTCCTATTGTTCCACCTTGACCTTTTAACGTTTCACTTATATTCTTCAAAACTTCCCTAGCGTCTCTCCCACCAAAAAACTGACTAATAGCAGCAGCGCCACTTGAAGCTACATCAGTAAACCTCTGAAGAAAGCTTTCGCCATACTCGTTTGTAAAAGAATCAGTTGGAAAGTTGTCTGCTAGAAAAGCTACTTTAATTGGAGTTTCTGATAACGCGTAATCGTGTCCCCACAAAATATTGTTGTATTTCCTCCAACCTTCATCTTCATCTAATCGAAAGATCGACATTCCAACTTGGAAATATGGCTGACAAGGTGTAATTTCGGCTATAGGTATAGAATTCCTTACTATACTATCACTAACATAAGTAGATGGAGGAAGTCCAATTATAGCTGGAACTTTCATTTTACCCATAGAAGTAGCCATCTTTGATCTCCTTAGTAAAGTCCGCCACCTAAAAGACCATGTAATTCTGCGTCATATTGCCCTTTTTTCTCTGCCATAGCAGATGATAGACTTTGGATAGAACTAGAGATAACATTTGTGACGTTTGTAATAAAAGTATTCATTACGCCCCTTTCTTCTTTTGCTTTTTCTATTGCTTTCTCTTGCATCTCCATTAGTGGTTTTGTTAGAGCCCTGGCTCTTAGTTCAGCTTCTTTTGCTTGCGCCCTAGCTATCTCTTTTGCCCTAGCTATAGCTTCGGGTGTCCTCTCAGCGATCACTCTTGCTTTCTCTTTAGCTATTTCAGATGCTTTAGTTATGGTCCCTGATCCTCTTTCCCTAAGTTTAGCAATCTTTTCTCTTAACATTTTTTCTTCATCTTCTAATCTAATTAACTCTTTTGCATTAGCTATCGCTTCTGGCGGTAGTTTCGTAATTGCTCCTTCTAGACTCTTCCCTATCGATTCATCGTATACGTCCCACTTAGCAAACTCTGCTGCTTTTGCTAAGGACTTTTCTGCAGCTTTGCGAGTAAAAAGACCTTTAACTTTACCATAAAGAGACCCCACCACTGGAATTTTCTGGATCTTTTCTTCTAACCATAAAGCTACTCTTTTACCAAAGTCTTTTAAGAAGTTAGCAATTCTATCTATAAGTCCAGTTGTTTCGTCAGCAGCTTCTTTCGCTTTCTTCTCATTATCTTCTTTCTTCCCTATTAACCAGTTCCAAACCATTTTCCCAAGTTGACCCATTAGTTTAAAAGGATAGAAAATAACATCTTTAAGAACGCCAAGAAACTTCTTTACCCCATCCCAAACATACGAGATACCTTTAGCAATATTTTCGCCACCGATATAACCCATAATCCCACCAGCAATCGCACCAACAGCACCTCCAATCGCAGTTCCAATCCCAGGAAAAATACTTCCAATCCCAGCCCCTAACGCTGCTCCTTTTAAAGCACCCGCTTTAGCGCCTGCCCACCCTTTTTCTTCTCCACCAAGAGCACCACCAATAGCTCCAGCCGCTCTTGAAACACCCCATTCTTCAGCTTTCTTATACCCTGCAATTCCACCTCTAGCCATTTCGTAACCGCCATAAGCTAAACCGATTGCTCCGGCGCCCAATCTCGCTGTGCCGCCTACACCAAGTCCTCGAATTTTAGTAAAGAGACCAGTAAATAGCTTACTCCAAGTCTTACTTCTAAAAAACGCACTTAAAGCAGGGCCTATTACCCTTGTTCCAAGTCTCAATATAAGACCTTTAACTGAACCGATAAGAGACCTCATAATTCCTATAAACATCAAAATGTATTTCCATACTTGCGATCCTACTTTCTTCAAACGGGTTCCCAATCCTTTAATCCCTTCAACCATTCTCTCTTGTAAACTTAACTTCTTCTTCTCAAATCTCCACCCTTTGTCCTCTAAAATAAGTGCTTTGTTCTCTATCTTTACTAGCTCAGTAACTTTCTCAGCAGTCGACTTGTATCTACTTTCTAATATTTTTAAGAAAAAATCTGTAAGCGCTTTTCTTACAGCTTCCTCAATAGTTTTCCGTAAATTTACAAGCTGTTCTTCCAACGTAGATACACTGGATAATCGCTTCGTTCCTGGAAGGAGACCTTTTGGCGTAACACCAAAAGGTTTAGTCCACTTAAATTCCCTTGCTCCTGTCCATTTTTCAATTGCTTCTTTAGAACCCCACTTTTTTACAGCAAGCTCAATAGGAGAAGCTATTGCCCTTATCATTTTCCCGGCAATACTCCACCCACCTTTTCCAACACCGGGAATAGTTTCGTATTTTGCACCAGTGACCGCAGAAGAAAGATCTCTTTGAGCAGTAGCACTAGCTTTTAGTACTTGTAAAATCTGGTCTAGTTTCCACATTCCAGTTGAGTATAACATACCAAGAACTTGAGTCATGTTAAAAAACATGTTCTTACTTTTCGGAAGATCTCCTATATAACCACCACGTGCTCTAAACATGTAAGAAAAGGGAAATTCAATTACATGTCTAAACGCTCTAAAAGTATAGACAGCAGCCCGCAGAACAGGATGCTCATACATCATTTTCTGCCAAATAAATCGCCATCTATTCGTTTCGCCAATTAACGAAGTTTTTAGTTCAAGTAGAGCTCTAAGCATTCTAACATTAGCAGGTGCTTCATGACGTTTCCATGATTGCTCCATTGCGTGGAAGAACCCTCTAATTATACCTCTTCGTCTCGTTGGTTCTTGAGCAACGTAAGTTTCTAGTCTCATTCCATGTCTAGTCATTCCATGGAGCGAAGAAACTAAGGACTTTACAACCTCAGAGGCGAAAGCTCTACTCTCATCTAACTTATCTAGAACTTTATCGATAGGCGCTACAATTTCGCCAGCATGAACCTCGGCCAGCCCACCCCTAGCTACTATACCACCACGCTGTAGTTTCGGAATCTGAGCTTCTATAGACTTCAATCTTTCATTAACTTCAGAAGTTATTCGACCTTCTGCTGACATAGGAGTCTTCGTAGGTCTCTCTTTCTCCCTCTTAAATATAGAAGTTGCCTTGCCCGCGATTCCTGAAACAAAATCTCTAGCCTTTCCCCAAGCAGTGGAAATCATACCGGAGAACTTAGCAGCTACTGTTGAGAGAGCACCACCAATTTTCTCTTTGATTTTCTGCGCCATATTCCTAAAAACGTCAGTTTCCATAAATTTCGCAGCAAAATATCCAAACAAGGGCGTAGCCCTCGACAAACTCATCGCAATAATATTTCTTTTGTTGAAACTAATATCTTCACTTATAGCTCTTCCATATTGAGATATAGCTTCTTTCGTAGATTTTGCGGTAGAAATCGTAATAGCTTTTACACCCGACGTAAGAGCCCCTATAGTATCTCCAAGTTTAGAAAGAACTTTGCTTATAGAACCCGAAACTTCAGCTATTCCCTCTTCTCGGCCCACTTTCTTAATTTCGCCTACTCGTTTCTCAACATCTTGCTTCATTTGGTTAACAGCGTCAGAAACGCCACTAATTCCCTTCACTCTCTTACGAACTTCCGTCTCAGCTCCCCTTTCTAACTCTTCAGGGGATTTGAACTCATCGTCTGGCATACTCTAGTACTCCCCTCATATAGCTCTAAAGGCTTGATAAATCTTTGATGAAAGTCTAACTTCAGAGAGGACAGCGACAACTTCTGATGGATAAATCAACTCTTGTATACAAAGAGTGCTTGGGGTTTTTGTGTCAAACTGTCGTCTGTACGATTCATACAAAGGCGCTAGAATCATCCCAAACTTTCGTTGGACTTTCAAAAACATGTCTACGTCTTTTAAGTAGATCTTTATTACTACAATATAAGCAGTTAGAATCTTCTTAAAATCTTCGTCGTTCAAACTTGAATAAGATCTTAACGTTTCTTCTAACAATTTATAGTATTGGACAAGTAGGGCGTTTGGACTTGAAACTTTTACAAGTCCTGCTTCCATCTTTCTAAAAAGAAACTGAACAATTGAGTCCATTTCTTTTACTTTTTTGTCTCCTAACTGAAAAATTTTATTGAATACGAAGTAATAATATTTAGCCAAGTCGTCTCCAAAAATCGACAGAAACTTTGACGGATGCTTGCTTGCAAACATATGCATCCCTTCATGTAAAGTAAGAGTCGCCAAAAAGTTATTTGAAGAAAAACCAAAAACCATGTTATTATCAATAAGTAAATATATTTTATTAGAAGGAGGATAGAAAAATCCCCTTATTGATTTGATTCCAGCTGGCGCGAAAATTTTAAAAGCTGTTAACCTAATAAGTCCTTTGTTTAACCAACACGGAGTTATTTCACCTTTATCTACTAACTTAAACAAAACTGGAACTACAGGCTTAGTATCTCGAACTTTCGCCATAGCCTTGAGGTATTTTATCTTTAAGTTCTTAGAGCTATAAAGCGGAATTCCATCTACGTTTGCAACATGACGAAGACCAACAGGTATAGCAAACATCTCCTGAACATCTGCTTCCTTCATAACATTATTCCTTATAGAACTCTAAGATATCTATATACCCGCCATAGTTAGTATCTTCTGTCATATGATCTTTCACTTCTTTCAAAATATTAGCGTTATTAACTTGCATAGGAACCATTTCGTTTAGTCCCATAATTTCCCTGAAAGACTCACCGTAGAAACGAGAACTATCAATCATCAATGGCGGATCCCACTTCCTAACATAAAAGGCTACGGCGCTACTAAGAGCTAAGTCGTCACTACTTCCTGTATCGCCTTCAACTTTACCGCTGGGTTTACTTACCAATCCTACTAACTCAAGAATTAATCTCTGAGACTTTACTGAGTCTGGATAGTCAGTTATGTAAGAATACAAGGCGTCAATCATTAGTGGCCTTGTCTTTGTATTCGTTGAAAGACCAGGAACTTTCTTATTTCCTCTGGTTTCGCTATAAAGCATAGGAGCATATTGACTACTTCTAATCTCTTCAACTACTTGGTTACCATAAGAATTACTTTCAACAACTAATGTTCCTGGATACTGCGAGCAAGCAACTTTAACTACTTGTACAAAGTCTTTAACTGGTAATTTTCCTTGGTATTCCCAAACTTGTTGAACTGTTTCATAATCCCAAACCGTAATTGCAGACATATCTTCGCCATGTTCTGGCGCAGTGTCAACCCCAATCAAGTAATATCTTGATGGAATTGGGTCAGAAAATTTCCACACTTCACCATTAAAGAGTCTAATCTTTTCAATTGGTTTGATTTTAATATCTTGAAGTGCTTGTACTGTTTTCTCATCAAAGAAAGACCCAACTGCAGAGAGGAACTTAAGCTCAAGTTCTTGCTGAATCTTTCTTTCATCATTATCAAACAACTCACATTGAGTTTTATACCAGCTAGGATCAGTAGCTAGCTCTCTTACGTCTTTCCAATGAATAGTATATGGGAAGAAAATATGCTTACTAGAAATAGAAGCTACATATTTCTGATAGAACCACTTTCCTTTTCCAACTGTTTTATTAGGTGTCGAAAGAATAACAGTTCCAAAAGGAACACTTTGTTTTTGTGCGTGCATCTGGTTCGTAGAAAGGGCAGAGACCATTCCAGTCCAAGCTTCATCAATGTACTGAATAAAAGCGGCTTCGTCAATAACTAGGAAAGTAACAGATTTTCCTCGAAGAGTTTTTTCTGGAGCATTAGGGTTAACAGGAGAAGCATAACATTTACAACCATTCTCCAGAATAAAAGTTTGTTCTGTTCTTTTTGCAAACTTTGGTGCCATCCATGTAGGTAACTTATCTATCATTCCCATAATATGTCTAGCAAAATCAGTAGCTTCTGGTCCGTCTTTCGAAATAATCCCAATGACAACATTCTTAAAGAAAACGCATAAGTAAGTTACATAAGCTTGAATAACTGTCGAGACACCAATTTGCCTAGACTTTAATACGAGAACAAACCTCTCTTTACCAATATGTTTTATAAGAACGGACTGAGGCCTATACAGTCTAAGAGGAACATCTCCTCCTGGGAGTTCTATTTTTATATAGTTTTCACAGAAATAATCAAAAGAATTCTTACATTTAAGGTATTCAGTAACGTAATGTTCCGTAGTATTTCTTAACTCTTGTTGTCTCTCTAATTGCATCTAATCCCCTTTTAGTAACAAACTAACCTTTATTATTTGTTCTAAGTAAGATTTAGATTCAAAATCAGATAGTCTTGTTAGTTCTCATAAGAACAATTCTAGCAATAGACTGCCATTCTCCTTCGCGAGTAAAGAGTAAATCACTAGATTTCAAAATATATTTACCTATAAGGTCCTTAAACTCTAAAACTCTTGTATCAAAATTTACTGGTTGTCCTACATCCATCAAGTTTAAAATTCTAAGATTCCGTTCTAAATTTATAGAAACTGTAGATAAATCAGCGATAGTTTTTGATATCATAGTATTAGCAAACGCCCTAGTTTTTTCGTATCCCGTTTCTTCAATGTAATATCTAGTTCTATTTTCTAGAACAGAATCCATGTATATCGAAGCCTTCCTAGTATTTGGGCTTTTAGAAATTAACCCATATTCAGCGCAAACAGTAGCTAAATCTTGTTGAATCTCGTAGTACAAAGTATCTCTTGGTTTTACAATATGTCTTAAGTTCTTAGCAAAAACTGAAAATCTAGTATTTCCAGAGTAAGAGTTATAGATATTATCGTAGGTATAGAAATTTTTACCATCGTAGCTCTTCTCTACAATATCTTTAGTTTTTCCAGAAATAGACAGCTGGTAAACATTAAAAACTGCGGCTTTCTTCATTCTAGAGGAAAGATTCCTTATTGTAATCTCATTATTGTATTTAACAAACCCTTGGTTAGATGGGCCGTTATTATAGAGTCCAAACTTAGTATCAAGATACGAAATGCTCCTAGATAACGTAGTAGGTGGAATTACGACTTGATCAATAACTTCTGTGTTTTCCCCATCAGCATCGTAGTCTAACTTAGCTCCAGTATTTTTAATAACAAGTTCCTGTATAATTTGTCTTAACGTTCTAGCAATAAAAACATCATTTACGACTGTAGCAGTTGTTCTAAACGGCTCTCTTGGAACAGTGATTAAAGAAACTTGAGTCCTGTCTTTTTGAATACCTTCAGACAACTGAGTTTTCATTGGAAGTTCTGAGCCTTGTTGTATATTCATAAGTTCAAAGTCTATTTGTTCATGTATATTTCCATCTTGTTCTAACAACCTTACACTGAGCTTTATAGGATCTTGTCCGTAGATCTTCCTTAAAATCACATCGTTCGGATCAACGAAAATATCTAAAACGACTACTTGGTAAGCTGCTGTTAAGGTTGAAACAATTCTAACTCTTGACATATCTTGACTGTAGTCTTCTCCTTTGATCTTAAGCTGGAAATCATAACTTCTTCCCGGTATAAAATATCTAGATTTCTCTGTCGTCATATTTGTACTCCTATAAACCTCTTTATTATTTGTTCAAACGAAATTCAAACAAAAAAAAGCCCAGTACCTCTACTGGGCTCAGAAATTGTCTCTAGTTACTTACTCGGTTTTCTTCCTTGAGTTGATAACAGAGAGGACAGTCATCATTTTCATAGGAACTACTAGGACGCTTTCTGCAACGTTCTCTAATAGAACCCTAACGTTCAGGTTATTTTGTATAGACGAGTATCTACAAATAACATGGAAAAGATCCCAACTTGTTACTCTCTTGTCTCCTGTTGCTTCTTCTAAAGAAGCTGAGATCTCAAGTCGTCTTTTCTTTCCAATTTTCTCCACAAGCTCAAGAGTTTTCATTATATCATCTTCTGTTAACTCGTTATTGAAGTTGTCCTCTATCAGAGAAACGATACTCTGCGAGAACACATTGATATAGTCACCTACCGCAGCAGACAAAACTGACTTTGATTTATCAAGGTGAACTTGTCTTATCGTTCCAAACTGCCTAAACCCAAAACCGAAGTTCGCGACTCCTCTGACGTTAATCCCAAAAATCACGCTAGCTGCTCTCATCCCATTATACGAATTTCGAACAACTAGCTGGGGGTAGACATCTCCTACGCTTGGGACGTTAGAAGAGTTTTGGATTACAATCTCATTATACATTTCTGTATAGGGATAAGGTAGAAGAGTGTACTCTTTAAAGATCGGTGTTCCTACTTCTCCAATGGAATCTCTAATCCTTCCATTAACAGTTTCATTCCCAATAAACTGGTAAGCGTCAGAAACGTAACTTCTATAATCGTACAAGTCTTCAGAATCGTTTGGGCCTTTAGTAAAAATAGCCAAATAAGGAACTTTCTCCTCATCAACCGTCTGAAGTTGTTTGTATCTTACACAACTTAACTTATCACTGTAAGTAAAACATCCTGGTTTATCAATAGTCAAACCGGCTTTTAATGCTCTTTCTTCAAAACTCATTTTTTCTCCTCTTCTGTTTTATTTACTCTTCTAAAAAAGTCGGCTGTCATCCTCTCTATAGCATCAGGATTGTCAATCAAATACTCGTCAAAAGCTATTTGAATCGCTTCTGCTATCTCGTAAGGCACTTCTAAAATATGAGCTAAGTTATCAATTGGTGTCCTCTTAAATTCTTCTACTCCTGCTCTGATTAGCTCACGGTCTTCTTTAGAACTCATTGAAGCCCCCTATCGAATTCTTTTAGCAAAGAATCTTAAATAAATATCTCTTCCATCAAAAGAAAACTTTTCTTCTAAGTGGTTTACTACAAATCTACCTTCTAATTGAAAAAAGTGATACACTCTTGCAGTAGTCCAAATACTAGCATGAGGCATCTCAGGTTCGTTTAGAAGTTCGCTTGTTGTGAGTATATCTTCTTTCTCAAAATTAGAATTACCAGTTCTCTCTTTTATTATCCTTGTAGCGAGAGTTTGGTAATCTGGAACGACGCAATCTACTTCTCCACCAATCTCTAAAGCTGTTGAGAGTAAGTAGATAAAGTAGAGCACGTTAGTTCTCTTCACATGCTCCAAGAAGCGGTAAAGAACAATTCTACCAAAGGGAATATGGTATCTCTCTAGAAATGTGAAAGCATTCTCTTTTAAGTAGAACTCAAAACTTTTATCGCCACCCTCAAGAAAAAACTGGTGCGCATCTATTACATCTTTAATCTCAAGAGTGTTACAATAGTAGGAAGAATCTACGTTAAGCAAAAACTTTGGTGCTTCTAACTTTTCATAACCTAGAGGTTTAAGTTTACCAGCTCCCAAATTCAAAATGGTAGTTCTTTTCATATCTCCCTCCTATACAAATTCAACTACTATCGATTCGGAAAATGGCCTAATATAAAAGTTAAAATACTGCTGTCTATCAATATCACTTGGATCCATAACTCTAGCCATACTTTCTGAAATCTCGATCTGCCCATAACGAATCAAGAAAATATTGTACTTTCCTTCGGACGTAGGAATAGCATATAGCATTGGGTCGTTAGAAGACATTACTTCGTCTTTTATCTTTTGCAAATCGCTAAAAACTGAAGTTTTCTTACCATAGTTTATCTTTATTAACTTCTCATAGATTCCATCCATCCTAGGATACCGATAAGGCACCCCTTTTATCGAAATTTCAGACAATATACTATCGAAAGCTAAGAACTTCTTCCGGTCTATTGAAATCAGAAATGAGTCAAAAACGTTTCTAAGTTCAAGCGGAATATACTGATTTGACACTTCTGTTAGTTGCTTTGTAGTGATAAGTCCATCATACTGACGAAGAACAACTTCGTCTTCTTTTATATTGTTCTTCAAAATACATTCGTCAATTAAGGACTTTGTTGTATTCCTTAATATACCAGTAACTCTTGGATTCTCTTTCATTAAGAGTCCGATTTTGATATTCCTTTCTTTCTTATTATCTCTCGGAATACCTGTTAAATCAAACCCTAATCTCTCAAGAATTACATAATGACAAGCTGCTATATCGTACGAGTAAGCTATTCTTAGGAAAAACTTACAGTTCTTATTGATCTCCATTTTACCCCGCTTCTCCTAATGGAACTACTTTCTCAGCACAAATACAGTGTCTTCTAGTAACCTCTTCTATTCCCAACCGATATTTTGTTCCTACTGGGATTTCCATCCTTAATAAACATACAGTAGAGTTCCTATGGAAGTGGCCTTTCTTCGAATACATAAATATTCCAGGCGTCTTTTCCATATCAGACTCCGAAACTTCTCCAATCTTATAGGAAACAATTTCGCCTTTGTTTGTGTAGCCTCTTTGAACTAACCTAGCATGAGGCATCCATCGAGAGTAGAAAATTGAATAAATTAACTCTGGATGTGTAACTTCCTTAAATGCAAATCTTCTTCTTTTTGTTCGTTTAATTTTCGTAGTAAACTTTACACACATTTTAACATTCCTTTCTTTGGACAACTTTTAGTGGAATAATCTTCTCAGCGCAGATACAGTGTCTTCCTGCAACACCAAGTCCAAGGCGAATTTTTGTTTTACTAGGTATCTTAACTCGTAAGATACACTGACTACTATTAGTTTCTAGCGTTCTATAACGTTTGTACAAATACAAGCCTGGAGTCTTTGGCATTTCTGACTTTGTTAACTTCCCAAGATCATAAAATAACTCTTTCCCACATCCTTTGTGTACCCAGTGGTTCAAACCGAATTGAGAAGTTCTATTTGCTGGTGG